CTTGATGACTTCGAACATGTCTCGCCGGTACTCGTCAAAGTCCTGGTACTTGGACTTGAGCGAGTTGATTTGCCCCTGGAAGTTCTCCCGAAGCTGGGCCTGCGTGTAATACTGGTACATTGGGCCGAGAAGCTGGCCCAACGCCTGACCAATCACCTGGCCCTCTTGCTCAAGGATCCTCCGCGCCACACGCTCCGCGAGCTGCTCCACGACCTTCGGCCCTTCGGATTCCAGCTTGTCCAGGAACTCGTCAGGGCTCATGGCGGGCTCAGGCTCTCGGAGCTTCTGTGCAGGGTGCTGTGCAGCGGGCTGCTGATAGCCCTGCACCGCCTGCGCCTGCTGGAGGTAGGCCAAAAGCTGCTGGTACTGCTGCTGCAACGTACCAAGCTGCTGGCCCTGCTCCCCGAGCTTGCGCTGAAGCTCCTCGTAACCGCGCTCCAGGTCCTCCGGGGTCTGGTACTTGCCTGCCCACAGCTTCTGCCCAGGGTGTCCCTGCTGCTGTGCCCCCACATCCGTGTCCGGGTATCCCTTATCGGGGCCGTCCTGCGGATGTGTGTCCACAGTCTCCGGGGCCTGGTCCGGCTGAGCCTCGGGCGTATGTGGGGCGTCTCCCGTCTCGGGGACCCCAGCAACGTCCTCATCGCTCAAGCCGAAAATGTGCTGCATGTTGTCAGGCACGTTAGCCCTCCTTAATCCTGTCGAGCCTGCGCTCGACGAATTGTTTGACCTGCTCAAAAGCCTTCATGCGCCCTTGAGAGCGCCCGACTTCGAGCAGGTCATTGAAACTACGGGAGGCCAGGTCATTGGCCTCCCGTCGAACCCACTCATCAAGAACCCTTGCCAGCACGGGCCAGCCGTCGTGCATTGCCAGCCGAGCCAGCTTCTCATCGTCTTCCCGTGTGGTCAGAGTACTCACAGCACGCCACCTCCTGAAATCGGCTGTCCTGTCGGGCCGTAGAGAACAGGCTGTTGCGGTTGCTGCGGCTGTCTACGGCCCGACAGGACAGCCGATTTCAGGAGGTGGCGTGCTGTGAGTACTCTGACCACACGGGAAGACGATGAGAAGCTGGCTCGGCTGGCAATGCACGACGGCTGGCCCGTGCTGGCAAGGGTTCTTGAGGAGTGGGTTCGACGGGAGGCCAATGACCTGGCCTCTCGTAGTTTCAATGACCTGCTCGAAGTCGGGCGCTCTCAAGGGCGCATGAAGGCTTTTGAGCAGGTCAAACAATTCGTCGAGCGCAGGCTCGACAGGATTAAGGAGGGCTAACATGCCTGACAACGTGCAGCACATTTTCGGCTTGAGCGATGAGGACGTTGCTGGGGTCCCCGAAACGGGAGACGCCCCACATACGCCCGAGACTCAGCCGGACCAGGCCCCGGAGACTGTGGACCCACAGCCGCAGGACGGCCCCGATAAGGGACACCCGGACACGGATGTGGGGGCACAGCAGCAGGGACACCCTGGGCAGAAGCTGTGGGCAGGCAAGTACCAGACCCCGGAGGACCTGGAGCGCGGTTACGAGGAGCTTCAGCGCAAGCTCGGGGAGCAGGGCCAGCAGCTTGGTACGTTGCAGCAGCAGTACCAGCAGCTTTTGGCCTACCTCCAGCAGGCGCAGGCGGTGCAGGGCTATCAGCAGCCCGTCGCACAGCATCCTGCACAGAAGCTCCGAGAGCCTGAGCCCGCCATGAGCCCTGACGAGTTCCTGGACAAGCTGGAATCCGAAGGGCCGAAGGTCGTGGAGCAGCTTGCGGAGCGTGTGGCGCGGAGGCTCCTTGAGCAGGAGGGCCAGGTGATTGGTCAGGCGTTGGGCCAGCTTCTCGGCCCAATGTACCAGCATTACATGCAGGCCCAGCTTCGGGAGCACTTCCAGGGGCAAATCAACTCGCTCAAGTCCAAGTACCAGGACTTTGACGAGTACCGGCGAGACATGTTCGAAGTCATCAAGGAGCAGCCTGTGCTCGCCATGCAGTCTGGCGGTCTTGAGCTTGCGTACCTGGCCGCTAAGGCCCGCAAGGCGCAGACCGTCCAGCAGCAGGTGCCGCAGACTGCGGCGATTCAGCAAGCGATGAACACTGTGAAGAAGGCCGCTCAGATGCCTGCTCCCACGGCTGGGAACGCCAGCAGGCAACAGGCGCAACCCAGCCCGGAGGAGGTCATCAAGCGGCAAATCTTCGGCGACCCAGGGCAACCACAAGGAATCTTCGGCTAAGGCGGGGATTCAGCAACAGCAATGACCCCACAAGCTAATAAGCCTGTGGGGTTTTTGTTGCGCCTCGCTGAGGCCAACAACATCGGCGGAGGTGCAACTGAACAATGGCTGGTGAGTTCAATTACGGACTTTCCACTCCTGCGTCCAACTCTCCCGTTACNACTTTCGGGATTGACCGTGACCGCAGGGACATTGACGTTTCCAAGGAGATCGCACGCCTCATCCCTGATGCGAACCCGTTCCTGGTCATCCTCATGCGGGCAAGGAAGCGCCCCACCAGGACGGCGGAGTTCTATTGGTACGACTCTGAGCCGGGCGCATGGTGGACCCAGGCGGACGGCGGTGTGGATGACAGCGCGAATCAGATCGTCGTGGACGACCCCACTATCTTCCGGACCAGGGACATCATCAAGGTCCCGCGCACGGGCGAGGTGATGTTCGTCACGGGGGTTGACGAGGCGACGAAGACTGTCTCTGTTGTTCGTGGTTATGGCGTGACCACGCCTGCGGCCATTAATGACAACGACTGGCTTCTGAGGTTGGGCAACGCGATGGAGGAGTTCAGCCGTGCGCCTGAACCCAAAGTCGCCCAGCCTGTGAAGGAGTACAACTACACGCAGATCTTCCGTCGCCCGTTTGACCAGTCCATGACCAGTGAGCGGGAAGCGCTGAAGACCAGCGAGACGGAGCGCGCTCGTCTGCGTCGGGATCAGGCCCTGGAGCACCGCCTGGACATCGAGCGCGCGCTGCTGTTCGGCGAACGTAAGGAGGACGTGTTGAACAAGCGGCGGATGACCGGCGGCTTGCTTCAGTTCATCAAGACCAAGCACTACGACGCGGGCAACAACCTCACTGAAGACAAGCTTGAGGAGTTTTGCGAAATGCTGTTCCAACACGGCTCTCAGCGCAAGCTCCTCGTCTGCTCCTACCGTGTGGGGTCCATCATCAACAAGTTTGCCCGTGATCGGATTGACACCCGCAGCGGCGAAGAGACGTATGGGATCCGGCTCAAGCAGTACAAGTCGTTTCACGGCGACTTGTACATCGTGCCGTCTAGGACGCTGGAGAAGGAGTATCAGGGGTTGGCTTTCGGCGTGGACATGGACTACATCGAGTACCGCCCGCTGAATGGCCGGGACACCACGCTCAGGACCAACATCCAGCTTCCGGACGAGGACGGTTGGCGGGACGAGTACATCACCGAGGTTGGCTTGGCGGTGCGGTTGGAAAAGGTCCACGCCGTGCTGCACAACGCCGCGTAACAAGGAGGGGCCGACAAGGCCCCTCCTTTCTTTTTGGGAGGGATTGTCTTGGCGAAGCGCAAGCGGTACGTCTTCCACAGCCCGCGGTTGGGCTTGGTTATCAACGCACAGCCTGACGGCCCCCGTGTGGAGTTTGTCAACGGCGAGTTCGCCACGGACGACCCGAAGGTGGCGGCTTTCCTACGCGGCCACAGCGGGTACGGGTTGTGGATCTTCGAGGCGTCTGAGGAACTACCCAAGCAGGAGGACGGAGGGGCCTACTAAGGCCCCTCTTTCTTTGTGGAGGTGGAGGAGTAATGGCCCTTCGCATGTATTTTGACGAGACGGTGTCCAGCCTCGTGCGGGACGACATCAGCCCCACTCTTGGGTCGCCTGATACCTACGAAGGCCCCGCCGAGGGTGGGAGTGTTGAGCGGAAGCTGTACCTGTACAGCGACAACTTCCAGCGCACGTACAGCAACGTGCAGATTTCGGCCCTGAACACGGACGCCGATGTGCAAATCCACTACGCCCTGGACCAAGGCGGCCAGCCGGGGACCTACCAGACGAACCTGCAACTGCCTGACGGCGACTATCAGACGCCCGTGCCTGTCTGGGTGAAGGTTACGTTTGCGCCTGTAACGGAGCCGACGCTGCGGACGGACTTGCGGCATCACCTCCAGTGGCTTGAGTCTGTTAAGGGGTGATCGGGCATGGTGACGAGGCTACAGGTCCGTAAGGCGCTTGTGGAGTATGGCCTTCAGCACAAGACGAACGCCGAGATTGACGCCGCAATGGCGCAGGTGGACCAGCAGGCTATCATCGCGGCAGAAAGGGCGAAGTACACCGTCAAGGTGTGGGACAAGCAGACGCCCATCAACGGGGTTCCGGCAGAGATTGTCATTGAGTCCCACCGGATTCCCGAGCACGGCACGGCGTACATGATTTGCCNNGGCGAGAGGATTATCTTCTTCCAGTCGCGCGACCCGTTCACCGGCGCTATCATCACGCCGGAGTCGGCCCAGGNNATCGGCGAAGCGCANCTGGATCAGTTCGTTGAGTCGGTTGCACAGCAGGCGATTGTGGAAGCCATCATCGAGAAGCTGGACGTCTGAGCGTGCCCAGGGGCGGTGTTGGTAGTGGGGACTTGGGTCTCTAAAGCGCCGATGCCTACGGCTAGGTACGATCTTTCAGCAGGGGTTTTTGGCGGCAAACTGTATGCGATGGGCGGGTACGGCAACGGGGCGGTTCGGCCACAAAACGAGGAGTACGACCCGGTAACAAACACTTGGGCTTCGAGATCTCGGGTGCCGTACTCAACCCCTAGGAACCTAGCGGTAGCGTCTACTGACTACGGTT